AATTGTAATAAAAATTGGCGCTTCAACTTGTCCTTCATTCACTACAAGCTTTGTTGGTATATATTCGCCAAATTCCACGGGTGCGCTGTCTGACATTTCAAAAGGAAATTCAAAAAGGGGAATAGCCTGTTGAAAAGATTCTGTGATCGTTCTATCTGAATACCAAAAAGGATTATTTGCTTCATAAAGCAATTGAACCTTTTGCCACATTGGATTTCTATTTTCAAATCCTGTTGGAAAGGTCGGGGCGCTTACAAAAGTAATATCCCTATGATAAATATTTCCATTATTAAACGTTACTGTCATTGCTACAACCCCATTTAAAGGGTTGCAAATTTTAGCAACTTCTTTTCGTAAATCTGCAATTTCATCAATGCTTTTATTTGCGGTGTAAAGAGTAAAAATTAATTCGCCTTCAAAAGATTCCATAAAACTGTTTATATAGGTGTTACCGTGCTGATTCCAAGCTTGTGTTTTGATTGCATTTGAAGTTGTTCCACCTATAAACGGGAATGATTCAATTTGATTTCCTTTTACTGTGTAAATTCTTTCTTCTTGATCTGTAAAATCAATTCGATCAACTTTAAACATTTTTTCACCCCGATTCCTACCACATTAAGGACATTTTCGCCATTGATCGGGAAAAGGCTTTATTTGCTTCCCTTACATCAAGCGCTTTTGGAGAATTTAAATTTACTGTGATCGTATTTCCTTTTTTAAACACGGAATCTTTTGTGATCTTGGTTCCTTTAATTTTTGGCGCTAAAGTTTTGCCCATTTGCTCAACTTGCGCCCGCATTTGTTTAGGCAACTTTTTCAACCAATCATTTTTATAATTTCCTGTTTTTCTGATTGCATCGAAATATTTTTTCAGCGCCCCGTGATCTGATTCTTCTGTCACGCTACTAGCAACAGCCATTGAAAGATTGGTTGCAACCTTTTTGATCTTATTGATCGAACTATTTAACCCTTGAACAAATCCTTCCCCTGTCCATCGTCCTAATTCCATTGTTACTTTTGAAGGGCTTCCGATCTGCAAGGTATCTTTCATCTTTTGATAAACTCCCCTTGCCATTTCTTTTGCTTTTTTGTAAAGATTGCTTGCTGTGTTGCTGATCCCTGTTATTAATCCGTTTATAATATCGGCTCCAATTTTTCTTAAGCTGATACCCTTGAAAAAAGAAACAACCTTATCCCAAACATCGGAAATTTTCTTTCGTGTTTCTTCCATTTTTTCGCCCGCCGCCCGCTTAAACGCTTCAAATGATTTTCTAATACTTGCGGCAAGTTCTTTTCCTTTTGCCATGATCTTATCCCAATTTTTATAAATCAAAACCCCTATTGCTATCGCCGCCGCTATTGCCGCAACTACTGCCATAATCGGCAAAACCAAAGGAATAAAGCTTGCCGCTAATGCTATATTTTCGGCTGTCAATAACGCAATAGCAGGAATAATTGCAAGGATAATGCCCGTGATAATTCCCAAAGCCGCTGTGATTGCTACAATTCCCGCTGTTAACTTCGGATTATTTGCCGCCCATTCCGCAACCTTTGCAATGAAATCAGCAACCATTGTTAATAAAGGTGTTAAGGCTGTATTCATGTTAGAAATAGCCGTATTTAATTTTACTTGTGGGCTTTCGTCAACAGCTTTTATTGACTTGTTATAGGAATCTTGGTTTTTCTTTGCGTCTCCTGTCCATTTTGAAGCATTCATTAATGTATCTGTTATCTTGGTGCCGTTTTCTTCCCAAAGGGTTCCAAAAAACTTTACACCAACTTCATTTTGCTTGGTTTTATCGTCAATATTGGCAACAGCTTGTGCAACTTCAATCATGGCTTTTTGTCCTGTTGCGCCGCCCGCCGCTACTTGCCGCCCCCAACTTTCCAATTGCTTAGCTGAAATATCTGTTCCACTAATAACAGCCATTGTTGCTTTATCTAGTCCTTGACCAAATTCAGATAAAACAATTCTTCCTTCTTTTAATCCGTCTAAAAGTACGTCAATATTCCAAGTGTTCGTTTCTACTCCTGCCGCCATTATTCCTTGAATTTCCATTGCATTGAAGCCCGCTCTTTTTAATTGACTCCCGTATTCGGTTATGATATCTAACTGATCGGGCGGAAAACCCATTTTCAATAGGGTATTTGTCATTGCAAGGGCTTCTTCTTGTGAAATTCCCATACTTCCCGAAATTTCGTTAATCTCTTGGATCAATTCAGTGAAATCAATATCAGAAAATGATTTTGAGATCATTGCGGCTCCCTTGATAACAGCCGCATTTGTTTCGGTTGTCTGATCAAGGTTCATTGCCCATTGGCGGCGCACTCCTTCAATTGCCGCTTCACCGTCAACCCCATAGGTTTGAACTAAAGATATTGCATCTTTTACCGCTTGCCTTCCCTCTTCAGGTACGTTAAAGCCAATATCAATTGTCGTGTCAAGATTGGCTGTATTAAGTGCTTCTTCAACTATTTTGTCAATCCCCGCACCCGCCGCCGCTCCTGCAATAGCGTTTGCAAGTCCGCCGCCCATATCTTTAAAGGATCGTTTTACATCTTCGCTCGTATTTTCTGCTTCCCGCTGAAAATGCTGAAGCCTTCCTTCAGTTGCAATTATTTCACGTTGAAAGGCTCGAAATTGTTGTTCCCCTATTTCGCCCCTTTGAAATTGCTGTTGAACTTGCCTTTCAGCTTCTCTTAATTGGTTTAATCGCTGTGAAGTGTTTTCAATTTGTCTATTTAAAAGTTGTTGCCGCTGTTCCAACAATTCGACATTATCAGGATTAAAACGCAACAGCCTTTGAACGTCTGATAATTCGCCTTGAATGGATCGGCTTTCCTGTGATACTCCTTTTAACGCTTTAGATAGATCGGTTGTATCTCCCCCGATCTCCACCGTTATTCCTTTTAAACGATCCGCCATTTTTCCACATCCTTAGAAATTATCAAAGTCCGTTTGCGTTGCTTTTCTTGATCGTTCTTTTATTGGCTTTTGTTGCTCCAAAAATTCTTCAATATAATCTAAACAGTTTCCAATGGTCATGATCTCCAAGTCCTGAAGCGTTAATTTGCATTTATAGCACATAGCCATGAACATTTCTGTGCTGATCTCTTCACCTTCGCTGTCAGGTGTTACTTTTTTTTTGTAGTTGACAATGTAGCCATCATTAGTTCTTGCATTTCGGGGAAAATTTCGTCAATCGGAAATGTTTCAAATTGTGATAACCATTCAATAGGTTCTGCAATTGTCGGATCGGCTGTTTTCGCCATGATCCAAGCAATGTTGTAAAAAACCTCAAAGTCTAAAACTTCAAGGTCTTTTACATCTACTTCTTTTTTCTTTTTCTTGCTTGTATTGGCTAAAGGCATCATTTTAAGCATTTCTTTTAAATAGTCCTTGCCAAATTGCGCTTTATATCTTAAAGGTGTTGCCCCATTGCTTTTAAAACGTACTTTTTGCCCGTCAATAACTATTGTTTTTTCCATTCGATATCATCCTTTATGGTGTTACTACAGGGTTATAAACAGTTGTGTACCAAGCATCATAAACCGCATCAGGTGTATCACCTGTTGTTGATCTTTTTACAACTTGATCTGTTGGTCTTGGTGCCGCAACTAAAGTTAATTCTTGCGTTTGCGGTTCCGCTGTTTCGGTTTTTGTAGCTGAATTTAATCCCGCCCGTGAAACGGTGCAATTATATAAAACGTGTCGTGTTGCTTTAATATCGCCGTCAAATTCAAACATGAAGGCAATTTTTCTTGGTTTAGCATTTGCATTTTCAGTTAAAACGTTATCGGTTCCTTCTAAAACTTCGCCTAAAACATCAATACGAAATTGTCTTGGAATATTTGCAACCGTCAATGTTGTTTCATATCCTTGGTTTGATACGGTTGTATAATAAAGAATATCATCGGCGTAAAAATCCGCTTGATCTCCTTTAGGTTCCAAAGAAATTTCAACCGCTCCTGCTAATGAAACGGGTGCGCCGTATGTGATCGCCCCATCTTCGCCTTCAGTGATCACCGAATAATGAGCATTTCTTAAACCAAATACCACTTTATTTTCAGGCATTAGATTAACCTCACTTCATAAATTTTTAGGAATAAGTTTTCAGATTCAATAAAACTTTCAGTTGTTCCAAATGGAAGTTCGTTTTCATTTAAAACAGCTTCAATTTTACCTTCTGCTTCTAAGTCTTTTTTATCCGTGTATAGTTCAATTTGAATGTTTTGGATCGGATAAAAAACTGTATTGTCCGCATTAAAATTTGAGCTATCTGTAACCAAATAACAGATAAAAGGCGGGTTTGGTACTGGATTATTTTCAGATTCCATGAAATGCGAATAAGCAACAGGATATCCCGTTGCTTCTAAAATGTTTGTTAATGTTGATAGGTTCATTCTCTAATGATCCCCTTCAGCCTGTCTAAAAAATCATCAACAGCTAATTTTGCGGCGGGCTTAATATGAGGAAATTCTCTTGTTTGTCCAATCTGCCTTCCGCCCCTTCTAAGTGCGTGTCCTTTTTCTAAAAGGTGCGTTAATTGATAGTCAGTTTTATTATGGACAATATAAATTTTCCTGCCCCTTCTGCTTTGCGGTTTTACTCTCCACCCTTTTTTGTAATCGCCCGTTTTATCGGGGCTTTCAGGTGAAGTTCTTAAATGTTCTGCAAGATCATTTGCAACAGATTTTGAAGCAAATTCAACCTTATCTGAAATGATCGTATAGTAGTTATCTAAAAATGATTGTATTTCAGCCGCTAAACCATTAATTTGAGTCACCTGTTTTCACCTCACAATATAATTCTGTGAAGCCATCAATGCGCTGAAATGTTTTATATATGCTGTATTTCTTTTTGTCGTACTCCAAAAGCTTTTCTTGATCATAAGAATCTGAATCAACTATCAGCATCATATCAGGCTTAAACCCAAGTTGCCCCGCCGTGCTAAATTCTGATCTTACAATACTAAGCTTTGAACAAAAAACCATACACGGCTTTTCAACAGGTCTGAATTGATTCAATTCATCCTTAGTTGTTGTTATGGAAAGAAGATAACAAACATCATCAAGTGAAATGTTATTAGGATCGCCAATTGCTCCTTTAAATTTGGGCATTTTGCTTTTCGATCCTTTCTTTTATGATCCGATTCCGTAAACGGTGTTGGATATTTTGGGCTAAAGGTGTATCTTCATTCCTTTTCCTATAAGCCCATGCCGCATAATCAACAATCAACATTTGATCATCAGGGCTGTTTAGATCGGCTGTGATTCCCCGCCGCTCGATTTCCTTCATTGTTCCTTGGATCAACTTAGTAAAAAAGGCATCCCGCAAATTATGCGTTATGCCTAAATCAATTTTCAATAGACTTAAAAGCGTGTCCATTATTCCGCCGCCTTGTTATTCGCCTTTGCTTTTGCTTGTGCTGAAGTTGCTTTAATGGATTGCGCCGCTTCCTGTTGTAGCTGTTGCGCTTGTGATTGCGCTTGTGATCCTGCTTGGTTCATATGATTATCAAGGTGCGCTTGTCCTGATTGAACATTAACTTGCTTGATATTCATTTCAGCTTGTCTTGCCGCTTCAGAAGTTGTTGAAGCTGTTGTTCCTGCTGTTTGTCCTGCTTGTACGGCTTCTGATTGGTTGCTATGGTGTGCTTGCACCCCTGTTTGTGTTGTGCTTGCTTCATGCGCCGCCTGTGCCGCCTGTGCTTGACTAATTGAAACTACTTTTCCATTAACAACCGTCTTAGCTTCTGCATTCGCTTGATTATTCGCTTGATTGTTCGCTTGATTGTTTTCATTCATTATTAAAGCCCCCTTAAAAATTTTGAATAGCAGCTATAAAAAATCCAATTCCAAACCAAAATCCCAAATCTAAATCATACATTATACTGCGGGTGTGATTGTAACCAATACAAAAGCATCAGGCTTTGTAGGTTTACCATCAAAGCGCCCTTTTCCACGGAATGCCATTTGATCTTCTACAAATCGAACATGTTCTGAATTGTCAATAGCAATATTTTCACGCTCTACAAGTGTGTACTTTTCAAATTCCCCATAAAGAACTTGATCTGCCGCCATTGAATTATTAAATGTTACTGGAATTCCTAAAATATCAGGTCTTACAAGGTTTGGTAAACGTCCGACTACTTCACCATCAGAATTTACATTGATAGACATTTCAAGGAAATAAGCATAGTAAGTTGATCTACGCATAACCGCACGGATTTCACCAACAGAATCAAGTCCCGTGTCGATCAATCCGATAGGCTTAACAAAATCTGCAATTGGATCACCTTCAGCAACCGTCACACGGTTTCCAACCCCAATAGCAGGAATAATACCTGAAGGTTGTTTTCCTGCCGCCCCTGTACCGTTAAGGATCGCAATATCAAGCGCCAATGAAATAGCACGGGCAATTTTCTTTGACACGTAATCATCAAGATTGATCACACTGTCCTGAAGAAGATAATTATCGACAAATGTTACTTTACCAACTTTGAATCCATCGAAATCTAAATAAGCAAGCGTTCCAACGTCACCAACAGGAAGCGCCGCATTTTGTTCAACCCAAGAAGCGGGTGTTGTGTCGGTGTCAAGTAAAATTCTAGCTGTTCCCTTAACCTGAACTTTGTCAACCAAAGGGTATAAAGTAGAATAATCGCCTAACATATCCATGATACGATTAACGATAACTTCAGGAATTGTTAATTCGCCGCCTGTTACCGCACGTAAATTTTTAAATTTCTCATAAAACTCAATTACATCTGAACGCTTGAAATATTCGCCTGTCTTAAGCATTTCCCGAACTTGTAAACGATTTACGTCTTTCAAATCTTCAGCCCCTTTGCTTCTGCTTTGCTTGCCATTTTCTTTTGCTCTTTCAGATACATCAGCCAATTCAAGTTCAAGTGCGGCAATTTCATCTTCCACCGTTTTCTTTTCGCCGTCATTGGTTGCTTGCTCTGTTTCAATTTCTGCAATTTCAGTTTCAAGCAAAGATAAATCCTCTTCACTTGCCGCTTCACTTAAAGCCGCTTGTGCCGCTTCGCTTCTTTTCTGAATATCAGCCGCTTTTGTTTTGATTTCGTCTAACTTCTGCCGCTTTAGTTCAAGCGCTTTAGAAATTTTCAATTGCTTTAACATTTATTAATTGCCCCCAATCGTTTTTCTAATGCTTTACGCTTCTCTTCTAATTTCCTGCTTTTGATTTCTTTGATCTGTTCTGATCTTGCTGATACCGTTGTATTTTCATAAGCAGGAAAAGTAACAACAGAAATTTCATGAAGATCAATTTCATTGATCCGCCATCTATAACCGCCGCTTGCCAATTCTTCCACATCTTCAGCAAGGATATTGAATCCAAAGGAACATTGATCCACATCACCCCGCTGTACTAATTCGTACAAATCAGAAGCGTATTGTGTTTTGGGCAATTTGATAACCCCAAACAATCCTTTATCATCGGCTTTAATTTCTAATGATCCGCTTTTGTTGCGCCCTAAAACATATTGTGTGTTGTGATTCCAAAGCGCTCTTATGTCATTATTTAAAGTATTATCAAAAGCTCCCTTAGTTATAATTTCATAGGTGCCTTCAAATAATTCTGTTTCCTGTTCATATAATGCAAAATAGCCCTCAATTATAAATTCATCGGGGCTTGATTCTTCTCTTGTCACTTTAAATTGTGTTTTAAAGTCACGTTTATTCATTTCCGCTGTTCGTTTCATTTGTTTTTTCACCCCCTTCAAGCTTCTTTTGATTGCCCACATCTGCAACAGGTATATAGTTTTCTAAAACTACATATTCATCTAAGCCTTCAACAGGTGAAAGATCAAAATGATTTCTTCCTTCATTGCGGTTCATCATCCCTGTTGAAATCATTTCTTTAACATGCCCCGTTAATTCTGTCAGATCATATTGCATTAAGGATCGAACATTAAACTTGAAATACCACTTAGGAGAAAACACAAGCTTCTTTGATAATTCTTGCTCGATCACCTTTGCAATTGGCATAATCACTGAACTAATAAAATTGTTGTACTCGTCTTTATTAAATGTTCCTACCCCTAACATATAAGCGGGTACACCAAAGGCGGCGGCAACAGATTTTTTATCAAGTGTAAGCCCTTCTTGAATCGCTAAATCCTGAAGGCTCAAAGGTCTAATTTCCTTTACATCAATTTCACTTGCGGGTACAATCCACGGTTCCCCCGTGTCTGTATCTCCAATGTAGGAATTAAGAATCTTATCCCGTTCTTCCTTGATCTGCATTCCTTCCGCATCTGATTCAACTTTAATAATTAAAGATGGTCTCCATTTGCTTTGCAAGAAGCCTGTCTTTGTCGTGTTCGCCTGAACAATGTTTGCAATCGTATCTTTAACGATTGGCACAAATCCTTGTCCTTTATACGGGAATAGATCGTCAGGTATTAAAACAAAATGAAGTAATTCATCAGGATCAAAGCGCTGAATACCCCGCAAAAGTACCTCGTACTTTTCAGAATCGCCCCTGAAGCTTACAGTGTTGATATCCCAAATGATCAAGTTTTCAAGAAGTCCACCCGCTATTTTTGGATATACTACGCTGTTCCCCGTGCTGATCATATCCGACACAATTTTATAAATGAAGTTTTTGCGTACCATGAAATTGTTGGGATAAACATCAATCTTTTTTGATAGTTCATTCTTAAGCCTGATATCTCCCTGATCTCCGTTTTCCATTAACATGATTGTCATACTACTTACTAGATCGGCAATTTTATGAATACATTTTCTTACCTCTTCATTTTTCGTAACTGGCATATAACCATTAGGCAAAAGAACTTCATTTGCTTCTGTTCCTGATAGCCAAACTGCAATTGGATCATTTGATCTTTTTTTCATTTGCTTCTTTTTGAAGATCGCCAATATTTCACCCCCTTATAACCATGTGTTCAATTTGCTTTTCTTGTCTCTCGCAATGATCGCTTGCTTAACAGCAACTACAGTTGCATCAAATAAATCAATGCGGAAATTTTCGGCAACTTTTTCAAACCTTATTCGTTCTTCAGCATCTTCATTTGCTTTGACGTTTGATATGCAATATTCAAAAGCCTTATTGGAAAGATAGGTAAATTTCTTTTCCTTAATCTTTCTTTCAATTTCCCTGAAGGCTTCGCTTTTCTTCCAGAATTGTTGCCCCGCTTCCTCCATTTTAAAACGTTGCTTTTCCATTGATCGCACGAAATCACGGGAATTATATTTGTCAAATGCAACCGCCTTGATCTTAAATCCTATTTCCCGCATGTTCTTAAACCACTTTACAACCTCTTCATAATCCACAAGATCGCTGTTTGTCATGGTCAACCATTTCTGATCCATCCACCAAAAGAAGGGAATGTTATCTTCTTCCGCTTTTGCCCTTGCTTGTGTGATCGGAATAAAGCCGTGTGTGATCGTGATATCAATATCTTCATAACGTCCATAAATGCAAGCGCCTGTTAAGTCAAACATTTTTGATAAATCAGCGCCGCCAAACCATTGAATAGGAAGTTTAGCAAGGTTTTCAATTGTGAGATCGTGCCCGCATTTCTCTTTTAGGCTTTTCATTGCTTCTTCATCAGATACCTGTATTTCACCGATATCAAAATAAGCGCTCATTGTGTTGGTGTAAATGTTCAATGACTTATTAAGAAATTCAGATCGTGCGGCGGGATCGTTTTGCGCTTGCAAAGCTTCCGCCATTATATCAACAGCCCTGATTGTCACGTTGTAATTAGGATTGGCTTTTTCGTGTTCAATCGGATTGGTATAATCATCAGGATTATCAGCCTTGGTTATGAAAATAAAATATTGTTCATCCTCGACTTCTTTGTTTAATATCTTTTGACAATATTGCAACCGCTGATAGCAAAAGCTGTTCATGTTTGATCCTGCTGTTGTGATCCCGATCAATAATTTATTCACATATGCTTTCATTGCTTGCTTGTAAACAAAATAAGCATTGGCGCTTTTGTAAGCATGTATTTCGTCAAGGATAAAAATGTTGCCGTTTAATCCATCGGCTTTTTTTTCGTCCGCCGCTAAAGCCTGAATTTTTATTGCTCCTGTTTTCTTTCCTTCATGATCATAAAAGCTTCTGTTTATGCTGTGTTCGCTGTTGTTGTCAAGTACCCTGAAATTTTGCTTTTCGCCCATTGCTTCAAGGTTTTCAAGAATGTTGTTAAATGCTTCAAGCGCTCGATCAAGTTTAGTTGCAATGATATATAAAACGGAATAGTAATTTCGTTCCAATAAAGATAAAGCCCATGCAAGGGCTGAAGCAAAGAATGTTTTACTGTTCTTCCTTGGTAGAAAAATAAAGGCTTCTTTGTATTTTCTTTCATCGGTTCCCTTTAGATAGATCGCCGCAACATTGTAAACAATAAACCGTTCCCAATCTTCCATGATAAAGGGCTTGCCCTTCATAGTTCCCTTGATATGAATGAATGTTTTCTCTATGATCCCAATACAAAATTCAGCATCTTTTGCCCTTAGTTCATACCGTTCATCCTGAAGATCATCAAGGAATCTTTGCGCCGCCTGAATTAATTCTTTACAGGCAATTTTCTGCCCGCTGATTATATCCTTTGCATACTTCAAAACGATCTCAAAATTTTTATGTTCCAAAGTTATCCAACGCCATTTCTAATTTGCTCTTTTTTGGTTCGGGCTTCACATCAGCTTTCAATTTTTTCAGCCCTTGCGGTGTTAATCCAAGCATGTTTGCATAGTTCAAGATATCTTTCCTTAAAGTTTCCATTGACAACATCATCGGGCTTTTCTTCTTGTTATCGCTGTACCCTGTTTTTTCCACA